GATCACAGCCTTTCGATTGCCACTCAAAGAAACCGTGCTTGCAAAGTTTCGAATCTTGGTACGCACAGTATCAATATTACCTTCTTCGGAAGCATTGATGATGATCCATTCGACATCAAGTTCATTACACAATGCTTTGGCAACAGTTGTTTTGCCACAACCGGCGCCGCCAGAAAGGAGAAGGTTCTGGAGTTCTCCAGAACCAATCATTTCCTTGAAGGTATTCTTCAAACTGTCAGGAAGAACGCAATCGTCAATCTTCTGTGGACGATATTTTTCCACCCACAAAAAGTTATCTTCTGTGACTTGCATTTATTATCCGTTGTATGAGGAATCCGGCTCCAAAGCAATCCAATACGAAAGATCCATGTTTTCGTGCGTGAACTTGCTTACGATCTTCTCTGTGATTTCCACCTTGTAATCACCCGGCAACAACTTCAAGTTTTCCACCTTGAAGTAGAATTCAAACTCCGCATCATTACCAGTTTCTCCAAGATCAACTGAATAGTTGTTACTGGTAGTATCTGCCTTGTCCAATGCCACCAGTTCTGTGCGTCCATCGTTGGAACGAACCGCAATATCTGGCAACTGAAGAACCGATGCAGCCTTCTGAAGTTCTGAAAAGATCTTCTGCGTCAACTTGAAATTCACGACACTCTTTGGCATCTGAATCTTCTTGTTGGGGGTGGTTAGCAGTTTTGGTTCGCAGTAGAAGTACTTTACAGAAGAACCCTTGCTATTGGAAATAACTGCATACTTCTCATGGAACTCAAACTCGGCATCATCAAACAAACTTACAGTACCAAGGAACTTGTTGAGATCCCAAATACCAAACTGCACATCAAAAGTTTCATCAACCTTTGCTTCAGCCAATACATTCTTCACTGGTGAAATTGTGCTAATTACATTTCCAGAATTAACTAGAATGTTGGAATTGATTGATGCAAAATTCTTTAGAATTTCAAGAGTCTTCTTTGATAATTTAGTTGTAGTCGCTGTACTCATTGTGTAGGTTCTCCGTGTTTGGACTTCTCTGTAATATACTCGACACTAAGACGGTTTTCAATCTCTATCTTGCGAGAATTCTGAATATCTGCCGTTTCCTCGTTGGATGGTTTGTATGGTTGGAATCCAGGCATTTCTAATGGACACCAAACTTTTGGATAATCCAATTTACCATAATTTTCTTTTTGATTAATTGTTAAATTAATTAATTGTGTTGACTGCTTGTCACCGCAACCGCAACCACCACAATAAAACGAATTATCAAACTTTTGACTTTGCATACGATGAGGACATGGACCAAGAGTCTCGTCGCCGTGACAACTAAGCATTCTTAATTGTTTAGTCTCGTCATTTACTTTCTTATTGGTAACTCCGCGCGATGCGATAGAAGCGGCATACGATGCGGCTTTTTCCATGAAAGACTTTTGACGAAGCATCTCTTGATGTCTCATTCTTTCAATATTATCTTCTTCCATAAAATTATTCCTTAAATTGTTCTGGGAATGCCAATTTAGCAACATCTAGAGAAACTTGTTTCAGTTCTCTAGCAAACACCTGTTCAAGTAAAGCGGCTTCTGTAAAATGAACAGATTCCATAATCAATGCTGCAATATTTTCTCTTCTCTTTTCAGACGTAACATACATCTTATGCTCTTTATAAAAATAAGGCAATTTAGTATAAACCAAATTTAAATTTGACATAGAAAATCCGATAGGAGCATCATCTGCTCTGTATTCTGGCATTTTCTTAAATGGTTTATTGTATTTTGGATGAAGAGCAAAATGTAACAAAAGCCTCAAGGCTTTGCTGTCATTTTGTTTTAAGATCTTAACCTTTTCCTCTGTTGTTTTTGCATCTACAACATCGTCTAAGATTTCTGGAATATATCGCGTAATTTTTTGCATAATTAAAAGTCCTGAATATCATTCATCAAGATCTTTAATCCCTTTTCAACAAAGTAAGAGAAAATCTTGGTACGATCTGGAGTAAATGGTTTATGGTATTCTGCAAGAATTGCTTGCTCATACTCTTCAGGTATATAGGAGAGATCCACTAGCATTTGGTTACGATTCCAATTAGTTTGGTTCTCGTGAGGTACAGTGCCATTAGTTGACCATGTATCAATCTTCTTTGCAGAAAGTGGTCGTTGCCGCTTTCCGTCTACGGCAAATACATCGTCATCTGAAAGAATATTTGGAATACCATCTCCAGAATCACCACGAACGATATGTTCGAATAAAAACTTCTCCGGTGACTCACAAGTAATGAATCCCTTTTGATTTGGGCTGTATTGAGTAATATTCGGATACCGCATCAATTGCTTGAAATCCTTATCACCCGAAACAATCAAAATCTTTTCCTGAGTATGATAGTGCTTACTCAGAGTTGCAATGATATCATCTGCTTCGCAGCGTTCAATCTTCATTGTCTTATATGGCATATACTCTGCAACTTCATTACGAATAGTACTGAGAGTTTCGAAGATTTGTTTCCAGTAGAATTCATCCTTCTGCTGTGCCTTCTTACGATTGTACTTGTAGAATGGGAACAGTTCCTTACGCCAATAATTACCAGCATCTTGACAAATTACCAATTCACCATATTCTTGGTGAAAACGATTACGGTAATAGCGATAGGTATTCAACGTGATGTGTCGAATCATGTTCTCGTCCAGTTGATCCGGTGAATCATACTGTGCAAAGATTGACGATAGAACGATTTGAGTGTTGTCGATTAAGATCATTTAATTACCTGTATAATTACGGTGTGTTCATTGAATCTGCCATTCGGGGTAGATTCCTTAGTCTTAACAGTTTCCCATGCATTATTGATGGCACGAACACCACCAATCATACGAGGAAGAACACTCTTGGGATCACGAAGTTTCTTCGTCTTAGAATTTGCTTCATCGTAACCAACAAGCGTGGTTCCCTTGATCGTAAAACCGTCGACCAAAGGAGATGCGTCATACACAGTAAGTGTACGATATTTTGAGTTAAATGCAACCATTTTCTTTGCACCAATAATCTCTCTAGGATCAATTGATACAATATTCAATTCATTACATTCTTTCTGATACTTTAATTTAGCAACCAGTTGTTCTGGCTTCTTCTTTTTCTTCTTTCGTGGTTTGCGAATAGACTTGGCAAATTGTGCCTGTGCTTCAAAGTTAACAACCATCTCTTGGTGATATTCCAAGAGTTTCTTCAACTTTGGCTTAGACATCCACGAATATGCTTCCTTCAACTCTGGATCGTTGCCCAGGATTGCTTCCTGCAATTCTTTGATGCGCGGCTTAAAAGAGTCGGCAATCATTTTTGCTTGAACTGATTTAATCTCTTTCTTTTTAGTCCATTCTGCCACATCAAAGGAAAACTTTTCCGACTTTGGTTTCATCAGATATTCGATAAGTTCATCTACATGAAGTTCTAATTCTCCGATGTATTCTGATACTTGTTCTTCGATTCTATCTTGAACCGAAACCTTGGGCTTTTCGTTATTCTTTTCTGCCTTTACTGGAACATAAGAACCTTCGGCAATAAGTTTCTTTATATGATCGTTGACCAAATTTAATTTGGCAGTAGGTAGAACAACACCAAGATTTGCCACACGACAGTAACCTCCAATGCAACGGAAGTCAAAACTATTCGCGGAAGCATTGGCAACAGATTCTTGATCTGTTTTTGAGAACTTGGTTTTCTTCAAGTATTCTAGAGTGGCTTTGCGATAGTCTTTTTCCGACCAATTGTAATTATACCAATTCAAAGCCTTTTGAATCTCCCAGATCAACTCACTAGTGTCTGTGATATTCTTAGCAGCAATGTTTGGCTCACCACCGAGGAGTACTGATTCTACAGTATCACCCTTACCGATAGACTTGTATCGCTTTTTGCTCATGGGTATAGTTTACAGTTTTTCTGTCGGTTGTCAAGGTTTATAGAATACGAATACTGGTTCGTATTTGTGAAATCGTCCGTTGACTTTGCAATAATTCTTGCACTTGGGTAAACCATCTTCGCCTACACGATTCTGTCCTGGCATATTTTCTAATGCCATCTTTAATGTAAATTTATATTCCATACCGAGAGACTCTAGAATCTTTCTTGAATCCTCTTCCAGCGGAAGATAGTCGCCGCTAACAAGTAGATCAGCAATATTCCATAGTAAGTATCTGTCATTCTTTAAATAAGAAACACAGGTTTCTAGGGTTGGACGTAAGAACCCATCACGCCAAGATTCATATGAAGAAAACTTTTTGTAAGATTGATTCTCATCTTCTGAATATGCTTCTCTATTAAAATATGGCGGAGAAGTAAATACCATATCTACTTGTCCTTTATATTGCTTGAAATCTTCAAGTCCAGATATAGTCTCAGAGCCAGAAGAAAACAAATGATAAGTATTTGTTGACGAGAAAAATGGGTTTGCTCTATAAGTCTTGGTATTATAAAAATCTGCAATAGCATGATACTTTGAAGGATATCCATCGCAAATCCAGTTTTCAGGATTAGGATCAGTACCAACATAGTGAATATTCCTATCGTCCTTTACAGACATTGCTCCTAAAATTCTACCACCCCAACCACTAGAAGGATCGTATATAATAATGCGATCTTGATCCTTGCAATGTTCGGTAAATCTTTCATAGAGATACTTTGCAGTCATTGGTGGGAAGTTCACCGCCGGCTGAATATAACCGATACGAAAAGAAGCAAATCCAGCAGGGAAAACTCTTTCGCCCTTCTTATAAAGACGAATGGCATAAAGTTTATCGTCTGGGATATTCTCGTGATCAAAAGTGGAATAATGCCGATATGACATCTTTGGCTTCCATTTTTCGAACTGCTCTTTTGTCAGTTGAAGAATCTTTGACTGCTCTAATTGGAAATAACTGCTACTAGCACCTTCACGCAGTTCCACTTGTTCTAACATGAAATCATAGCCAGTAAACACGGAAGGATTACTAAAGAATACCTCCATCCATTCATCACCACTGGCTACATCTACGATTGAATATTTCTTATCATGCTTGATCGTAGACAGCGCGTGTTTGTAAAACGAGTCCCTACGCAAATGACGCATAGTTCCCCGGATCATTCTTGGAAGATACTTGTCATCCGCAAACATATCATAAATTGAATAACCAGTATCATTTGCGGAATAGTTGATTCTCGTTTTAAACATATTAGAGAACCATTGATCTACTTCTACGCCAATACGAGACTTATTAATAATTACATCGTCCGGAACATTTGACAACTCATCTGAATTGGTAAATTCATGCACAGGATATTGCCCCAGTTGATTGAACTGGTCAACAATATCCGATTCATCTTTTCCAGTACGGGGAGGACAACCATATGTGTCCCACGAATTCAAGATCGCTTTACGCATCTTGATTACCCACTGCTCAAACTCCTTTGGAGTCATAGCAAGCAGATCCTCGAAGTATACATTTACTTCTAAGTTATTAATTACGTGGTCATTACGCTCGTAAAAGGGTTTCTTTCCCACTTGTAAATCACTCCCGGTAGTTGTCCGCCCATCCATGATATCTTGCCCACTTCCTGAAACTGATGCTTCAGATAGAACTTTCTTGCTCTTTCGTTGTTTTCTCTCACTGATAGCCATACATTTGTTCCTGCATATTCTAAAAACTGTTTCAAAATCCTTGAAGCACTCCCGTCACCTTGAGTCCCCGCTGCTATTTGGTGCAGCATGGTTTGTCCTTTAGGAACAGTCAAGTTGCCAAGTTTGACATCCTTTTTATATAGGCTAAAGGTTATTACAACATTATCTTGGAAAACGGTATTGTTTGCAACTATTTTCCTAGTGACATAATCTTGTCGAATATGTGGAAAGAACTCTTTATGTTTCTTGAATACTTCCAGCACTTCTTTTAAATTGTTAAGTGTAGCCAAGTTCATGCGATTTTGCTAAAATTGTTTCTCTTTACAAACACAATATGATCGTTAAACTTATCCTGCAATAGTTCCTTCGATTTGTGAGAGATAACATAAATGTTTGTATTCTTGTCCAATCCTTTAAGGATATTCAAAAACGCTTCTGTAGCAGAATCATCCAAACTGCCATCTAGAACCTCGTCGAAGATTAATAGATTGCAACTTAATGAATT